TCAACCCAATTACTCGGAGATCAGTACTCCATGGAAGTTCTGTTTGCTGATTGAGCCACTCCCAGACAAGCGGCTTATCACCTTTCTTGTCTGTTACTATGATCACAGCGGTCCGCCGACTTCATACATGTAATCAGTCGATGCAAAGATTGTCCCTCCTTCGCCAACGACCTTCATAGCCAACGAGCCGGCAAATCCAGCTCCGACAACTCCATCCCATTGGTGGACAGTTTTCATGGCCCCGCCCCATACAGACTGATTCCAGAGCGCCGTATCCCACTTAGATGTAGTGGACGCGGGAATCGCAGGGTTTGAAACTGGAGCATTGCTTGAAAAATCTGTGTTCATCTGCAGAGACACTGCTGGATCGCCTGAAGAAAGAAAAGTCGGGCGTACCATTAGGAAATGCTTGTAAGCTCCAGAATTACCAAAGTAACTGAACGCAGGCTGCACGAATCCAGTTATGCCAATTCCACCAAGGCTGCAGAAATTGATTTTGTCTAGCGGAGTCACAAAGTCTATGAACACATTGCCAAGAAGATCACTGGATAAAACAAACCCAGAAATAGTGTTGACTGCATTCATCGGAACGCCGGAGAATGTGGTCCACTCATTTGTGATCATACTCATCACATACTGGTAATCCACAGATTCCGCGGTATTCGGGGTAGTGATTACAAGCAAGTTTTCTCTTGCAGCAAGATTTACTGTCCATCCAGGCTTGTTGAATGTAGCTCCTAGATCGCCATTTATTTTCTGTTGAATCTTACTGGTGTATTCCTTATCACTAGCTTGCAGTATCTGTGCTCCGCCGCGAGTAACGTACGAAATAGGAAATAGTCCAGAAGTAGATAGCATCAGCAGATCACCGCCAAACTGCGAAAAAGACTTACGACCAGCTGGAATTTCGCCGACAAACCAAGTGCCGACCAAGGCAAAGGTTGTCGCAGAAGCAGGATCTGTTCCCTTAAACACCAGAACATCTCCGTTGTATCCAACTATCACAAGTAAGTCGTCGACTCCAGTTCCCGCGTCAATTGTCCAGTCTGCTATGTAGGCGACAGCACCGCCATGCTTGAGCAAAGGGCCGAAATCAAACACAGTGACTGTTCCGTACAGTGCATTCGTGGCGGTGTACCACACTCTAGCTGTGTCTTTCTCGATAAAGAACACTCGGTTCTTCCATGGCAAGTTGAACACCAACAAAGCGGGATCGACAGGAGTGATTTGAGTAGCTCCACCGCCAAGAGTGACTTTCAGCCATGTAGTTCCATCGTAGGTGTAGTACCCATCCGATTCAGAATTCGCCAGTAGAAAAGTAGCTCCAGCGGCATTAGTGAACATGTTTGTCACCATCACGCCAGAATAAGTTGCCCCTCCCAGAGTGCGAACAGTGGTAATGGTGAGCGCGACAGTACCTGCCCTAGTCCACACTTCACTGGTAAGCAAAGAGGTCCACGGTCCAGCCGTGGTTGTTGAGTCATCTGGTATGCAGGATACCTTCAACACCTTGGACGTGCCGATGCCCAAATAGAGCTTGACCCAGTATATCTTTCCCGCGAAGCGGTTCAGCGTATCATTTTCCATGGTGCCGACTTCCAGCAAGGCAGTGCCAGAAAAGATAGTCAGCGTAGTTATGAACTTAGAAGCTCCGTATTGAGTATACGATGACGGACCACAGAGGGAGGTAAACAGCGTGGCTACTCTATTCACCATATCTATGTCTATTCTACCATAGAGTTTAGTGGTGCTTATCGGCACTGCATCGAAAGTGATAGTGTCTTGAACTCCAGCGTTACTAAACAGATGAAGTTCAATCTGTCGGAGTCCATTTATCTGGACACGGTATGATCTTTGTGGCCCTGCGGCCACCGCCTTGCAGATAATACAGTTTGGGATGATGGGCGCCCAACTCGTAGGCTCGACGAAAAATTCTATCGTGAAACTAGTTGTGAAATCTGCATTAGCTGAATCAGGACTTGTTAGCGTGTTTCCGGGGCCAAGTCCAGTGAAAGTAGCGTATCCCGTATTGTTCCGAGTAGTTATATCATATATCCTACCCGCTGTGGCGGCGAACACTTTACCGGGAAGAGTTACTGGAATATTGCCGAAGTCTGAAGATACAGAGATGCTGCTAGTGGCCGGAAAATACTGAAAGATAGAGTCTACCTTGGCGGCAAGACCTTCCATCCACGAGGCGTACCCCATTCTGAGCTTCAGGCCAAGGGCTTGCGGAATCCAATTGTTGAGTCCATACGCATCACTGGGAGGCATATCGCTTATAGGATCTCTAGCATTCAACCCGCCGATAGGCGCAGGAATTGATATTACTTCCTGCACTTTCTGCTTTTGCTGAGGTTGATGCTTTAGCTTTAGTAGAAAGCTCATGATCCGTAATTCGTATCAGGCATATTGATATACCCAAGATAAGGATACTGCATGGACGGTGAAACAGATAGCGTGGCCCCAGGAATGTCGCGCCCAGTCACCAATTCCCACGCATTTTCAAATTCTTGCTTGGCTGCGGTTGTATCAAAGCCTTTGCTTTCGCGCCAGCGAAGTTTAGTAAACGGAACGATCAGCCGTATATCAAACAAGCACGTATCGTCATCCGAAGCAGGGTTGTCTCGGTATGTTACGTTGTCAGCCTGAAGTATCCACCCGCGTGAATAGTAGTCAGTTATGATAGTCTGTCCAGCACCGGGAGCAAAGTAGAACTCCACGTTGTTGTTTATCATCCTGTACTGTACGCTGATTGTATTACCTCCCAAGAGCCTAGCCTTAAGAAGCCTCCATATCTGCGGAGTAAGCGGACCGATTACCGGCAAGCGTGAAGTATTATTCCAGAATGCTCCGCTGACAAAATCAGCGAAATCTGCCGGCACAGGATACAGAGTACTTACACCGTCAGTTACAATGGTGAACTCTTTGTGGAGGAGCTGCCAGTCATTAGCAAGGCATAGATCTTGCCCTGCAGAAGTGAATAGCGAAAGAATTTGCTGCGAATTCTGATCGGCATTGCCGATAAAAGTAGTGGGAGTCACAAGACCCAATTCCGTCATTAGCTGCGACATGATCACAGCAACGGTAGTCGTTCGCGTGAATGCTGGTGCGGTGGTCATTGTGACTCCCTTGTTGTTACGCAGCTATCCGTTCTTTATCAGTGCGCTCAGGCTTGGATAGAATTCGCACTTGTGCTTGAAGGGCAGCCACCGTATCAGCCATCTGCTGAGTAAGCTGCTTCTGGTCAGCAAGTTCGCTAGAAAGCTTTTCAAGCGGGGCTGTGTTTCCCTTGGCAATCTCGAGATACCCGAGTGCTTTAGCTTTAAGCGCGGAAAACGCTGGAATCTTGTCGGAGTGCTGCTCGTTCGCACACGCAAGTTGTTCAACCGTGGTGAAGCCCAAATACGTCAACTCCTCAGCCATACCACGAGTAACCACCGGCCATTCAGCAAGTGGAGTGCCATCAGCTCGTTGCTCTTTATTTTGGGTAAAGAGGCCATACTGCCGCGAAAATCGGGCTTTATCTTCACGTGTTGCCGGGCGATCAATTATGTTCAGTCTATCGCCGGGGCAGATGATACGCACAAATTCTGTATCCCGACAGATACGCCTACCTTGAGACTTGCTTTCAGCTTCGTCCACAACGTAGAACATTCTAAACTGCACAAACAGCGAATCATCGCCCTTTCCTGGCTGGCTAAAGATGGTATGATCGAATTCGTATTCTTCAGACACGGTTGAACTCCTTGTAGTTAATCACTGCCCTCAGGTAAGGACAGTGATTAACTCCCCACTTGCGCGGGGAGTCATAACGGTTAGGTGATTGGACCTTGGACCATTGCGCGATTCATATAAATCACGTTGTAGAAGATCGTGGCGTTGTTGTACGTCACGGTAATCGCTTGCCCAACGAGCGAAGCAGTGCTGACCACAGATACCAGGATGTAGCCTCCCAGCGGATCAACGAAAGTGATGATGGCAGCCGCGCCAACACCAGTTCCACTGACATACCCACCGACAATCCATCCATCGGTGTTGGAGACACTAATCTTGGTGTCACCACTAGCTCCAGCAATGGCTGTCTTCACGACAGTTTGCGTTGCAGGGGTGACACAGCGAGCGTTAAGAATCTGCTTGCTGATAGCTGTGGTGGCGACTTGACCTGCTGCGATGATGCCTACAGCTACGTCAGCAGCCACAGTAGCAGTTCCGTTCACTGGCGTTACACCAGATGTTTGGAACCAGCCATACTGACCAGAAACCATCGCTCCTGAGGCTTGCGCCACATAAAGCGAACGTCCGAGCAGCGCCGTGTTCGGGCACTCAGTGAAGTTCATCGTGTAAGTGCGCGCTGTTCCATCCCATACTGGGGTGAGAACACAGGCACCAAACTGACGAATGGCGCCGTTCGCACGACCGAACACAAACTCACCAGGACCCCAAACAGCATCCTCAGCAGATACAAGCTCGCCAGGA